ACTGCTAATAAATTCAATGCAGCTATTAATGGAAGAGCTCTTATTTTTTATCCTGTACTTAAAGTTTGTTATCGATAACCTTGTTCATTTGATAATACTCATCTTTAGTCATTTTATCTTTGAAGAAAACATCGTAGCCTTCATCCACTCTGCACCAAATTGGTCTATTTTCATAGTCTGAACATAGATTGTCTTCTGTAAGGAGAGGGCATTTAATAGCTCGACAACAGGCTCCACATTGAGAGCACTCAAAGGCCATTTAGTAAGACCCACAATCCACAGAAAGACCATCAGCAGCACCTGTAAAGACGGGACTGGCTGCGTTAGCTTTTGTAGCGACTGCAAGCTCAATGGCTTCAAATTCAGCCGTGATTTCCGCACCACGCACAATCTTCAAAGGATCACCTGTTGGAAGGTCATCCTTTTCTGCAAAGTCTGTGATTGGAGTATAGTTAGACATTAGTTGATCCTTCCGTTCTTAATAAAGATGTCAAGTCGTTGTACACTGATTTCCAAGCCCTTAACATCAGCATCAAAACCAATCTGTAAGGCTTTACCTGTTCCGTTTGTTGGGGTTGTAATGTCGTCTACCGCAACACCAGCAGACCAAGAAGAAAGACCGTACTCAGCAATGCCGTACTCGTAGATAGCTTCTTCGTAGACAGTCAGTGGATATTTCCATTCAGACGAACGGTAGTCATAGCCCAGAGTAATGTTGAATGGTTGGTTTGCACCACCGATAACAATAACCCGAGCCTTCTTCATCATTTTGGTAGAAGTAGGTTCTTGGAAGTCAATGTAATTGCTCCTATATTGTAACCTATAACTAGCACCGTTGTCAAGGTATCCAGTGTATTTTCCTATACCATTTTGCTTTCCAACCAGAACATCGTTGTTTCTACGAGACAATAATGCACCAGAAGGATAGCTTACCCAGAATGTACACCGAGCATTACCGTCTTCGGCTGGCTTTCGTGTGTCCATATACATAACAGTATTACGCTGCGGGAACGTCAGCAAATAGAAAGCATTGTTCTCACTGTACACGCTCTTAATCTTATTCTTATTACCTTCTAGAGCAGCATACTGCATCACATCGTCACGGATGTTGGTGGTCAGGTCTTTCATAGGAAGACTCTTTTCTTGAACAATCCGAGTAAAACTTCTTACACCAGACTCAGACAAGAACACCAAGTCGTTACCAATGTTCTGCACACTATCTCGTGCAATACAACCTACGTTAACAATCACATCCTGAAGACCGAAGGATTCACTCGTAGGAGCCTCAGCGCCACGATAGATAACCACACAGTGAGCACAGAAGATGACTAGGAAGCCGTTATGGGCCGCTAGAGCCACGATTCTGTCGGTGTTGTTAGGGAGTACAGCAGCAATGTTTAAAGTGCCGCTAGAGCCTCCTGAGAAGCGAGGGAAGTTGGTGTCTAGGATGTCTGTAGACCAGTACACCTTCTTACCGTCATGTGCCCAGAAACGCCCATAAGCTGCAATCACATCCTGTGGATAACTAGTCCCAAAAGAAGGGGTATGAGAAGTGTAGACGGTCAGAGGCTCTGCTACAGGGCTGTTTGTCGCATCATAGATGATAGGAGGATGGTTCTCTTGCACCAGAATGGACAAATCCTTAATGGTTGCACCCTTCCAGTCATCCTCAGTGATAGAGTAGCTGGCAGGGGTAATATCCGTCAAAACAGCGCCTACCCCACCAGAGAACAACTTATTGTTACCACCGCTCAGGATGACAGTTGTTCCATCAGCGTTAACGTGCTCCATCAGGAAAGCAATCTTATCACCCGCTAGTGCTGTTACACCAGTGGTGGTCTGCATTACCCAACCCTTACGAGCACCCAGACGACCATACTTATCAATGATACAGTTACTGGCCTTCGTAGCAAAAGAAGAAGGCAAGGCAACCGTGCTGTCTTGTGTGTTAAGCCCACCGAAGCCGGGAGCCAGAATAGAGTAGGGAGTTAGCTGTTTCATACTTCACGCCAGATAAGTTCTTCAGGGTGTCGAGCACCGTCTAGAGCAATCTCATCGCTCAAGGCACTCTTAGCCGCTGCGTATGCGTTCATGCTTTGCTCTGCACCGTCTTCTCCTCGCTCCTCAATAGCCATCGCTGTAGCCAGAAGCATCACAGGGCGGTGAGGAATGTAGAGTAGGTCAGTATCAGCAGCAAGCTCTGTGGTGCGCTTAATCACGTTAAAACGCAGGTCATAGGCTTTGTCAGGGACAGGCCAAATATCAACCTGAGTGTCTCCGTTAGAGGCCACACCGTTAAAGTTGTAATAAGCAGGGGAACCGTTAACAATAGGGTTCAGACGGAAGCGAGAATCAAACCAAGTAGAATCCCGATACTCCATGAACCAGTTGTCAGTGTCGTTCAATACGTTCAACACTTCAAACTTGTTACCACTACCCGTCAAGGTGTAGTTAAACACCCCAGAGGAGGTTGTAACAGTCAAGGTGTTACGCAAAGCAGACCAATCCCATGCAGCCTCTACCTGAGCCTTGGCTTCGTTGATGAAGTCACCAATGAGTCGAGGGTAGGAGTTAGTACGGCCTGTGCCTTGCAGGGTTGCAGCTTCAGTCTCCCGAAGCCTCCGCAAGACCATGTTTACCAGTTGTAGATATGTGTAAGTCATTATTGAATACCCTTTTGATATACAGTCTTACCGCCCACCTTGACTGCTGTCAGTGCTTCATTCTTAAGATTGTCTTTGTTATAAGACACATGAACCCATCCACTATCAGGAGTACCCTTGTGGTAGAATTCCAAGATAAGCTGACTGAACTTCAGGTTGTCTTTAATCCACAGAGCCAGTTCCTTGTTATCCTTACCCAAGACTTCAAAGTCAACAGCGTAGCCCTTACAGTGGTCAGAGGTAGTAGAACCACCAATGGCCTTGTTAACAGCAGGGCTGCGATAGCCAGAGGTCACTACAACAGGCCCGAACTTATCACGGATAGGCTGAAGGATGTTGTCTACCAGAGCTTGAAGATTATCGATAACCGTCATGCTTGGAGTGTTGTCAATACCCTGCCTCGTAGCAGCCTCAGACTTAGAAAGCTCTGCAACCGTGAAGTTCTTAGATAGGTTCATTCTCTTTTTCCTTTGGCTTACTGTTATCGGATGAACCGAAATAGAAGTTGATGATTGTGGCTACCACCGTACCGAGCAAGAAGCCAAGGATGGTGTCTGCAAACCGGACGTTCTCAGCAGGAATATGACCAAAGGTAATAAACCCAACATAGAGCATGGAAGCAAACGACCAGACGATAGCCAACCAGATAGGGAATTGTTTGATGAATTTATCGCTCATTATTCAGACTCAAAGGTGTACATTGATGGGGCGTTACGGAGGTCAAAGGTAGAAATCAGTGTATAGTCACTACCTGATTCAGTTAATACCCACAAGGAGTCCCCCGGCTTAAAGACCACAGAACCGTTAGTAAACTGGAGGAACTCTTTAGCACTCAAGCTTTTCTGATAGACGATATAGATTTGATGCGTAGGATCATGCTCGTGCTGCCAATACACCGAGACTGTCTTAGAGCCTGAAGTGTGGTTGGACAGAAACAACATATCCATTTCCGCTACAAACCCCTGAGGGACAGTAAATACCTCCGTCAGGGTAGCAGCAGGAACCGTAACACCGATTGAGTGCTTCATTGATGTAATCCTTTATTTATTGTCTCGCTTAGAGATTGCACTCCATGAATCCGTCAAGGCTTTAATGTCAATGGCGTGTCCGTCAGCCGTTGCTGCCAACTCTGTATATTCTCTCGCGCAATGTTCGAATACGTCTGAGAGGGTAGAGGTGTACTCAACAAGGGAGGTGTCGGTAGCTTGGGCAAGATCGGTTCTACTGCTCTGGAGTTGCTGGCGCAACCTGTCACGCTCACTGCGAGTAGCAGCGACATCACGCTCCCTAGCAAATAACTCTTTTTGTGATTTTGCAAGTGCTTCATCCTTAATCCTTTGCATCCGCTCAGACTCGTCTGCCATTATCTGTGCAGCTTCTGCCTGAGCGTCTAGCATCTTGTTTTCCCACCGAGTCCCGTTGATGTTCCAGCCGAGTAAGAATACTCCAGCCACAGCACCAACAGTTGCGATCAACCTGATATTAGTTAGGATAGAGAAGAACATCGCCTTCATTCCCAACGATAGGCTCCTTACGGCCCTTGACCAGATCGGTAATCATCTCATTATCAGACTGCTTAGCCCCCAACGAGTTATTGCTGTTAACAATAGCTACATCGGTCTGAGCCTTGATACCATAGATTTGAGTGATGCTAGGAACCAACAAAGAGGCCCAAGGCAGGAGTTGGTCTGCAATGCTCTTAGGGGCAGCAATAGCCTGTTGAACAGCCTTATTCTGGCTCTTAGAGGCAAAGTACATGATAGCCATGCCTTTAGCCTGTGCGTCACCTGTAGCAGCCATTTGAGCGATAGCAGTATCAGAACGAAGCTCTTGCTCCGCTTGACGTTGCTCACGCTCTTTGATAGCTCCGTAATAAGCCTCGTTACCTGTGGCGCAAGCAGTCAGTGTGAGTGCAGCAGCCAATGCAATAGTAAGTTTTTTCATGATAGTTTCAATTCCTTTTAGGTTAACTTCTGCCTCTGGTTAGGAGATATACTAATTCTCCCATCCAGTACAAGACATATAGAAGACCAAACAAACAAGCAGTCCAAAAGACATTCATCAGATAATACAAGCGTTTCTCTCGCTTCGCTATCTCTGCTCTAACCCTTGCCTTTTCTACTTCTTCACGTTCTCGTGCTGCTTGCACTTGAAAAGCAAGAAAATCCTGATACATCCCCGGCCTCCCAGAGTAGATCATCATTTCCTTTATGTCTGCTTCATACTTCTTTAATTGCTCTAAAGCCATATAAGCTTCTAAGTCTGACTTCCCACCTGCTTCGTTAACCTGTTTCTGGATAACAGATTTAGCATTAAAGAAATCAAGGGCTTTCTGTCCGCAATTAATCAGCTCACCCCCATTACTGATAGTCTCTTTCAACACGGCAAAGGCGGCATTAGCTATGGCAAGTTCAGCAAGCATTATTTAAACTTAATGTGTTCCCACATCACTCCAATAGCTGTAATTGTTGCACCAATCCAGAGCAGAGGTTTAGCTGCACGAGCAAGCCAGTCTAGGACTATAAAAGCACCCTGAGCAGCTTTAAATGCAGTTACCACATCAGCAGTATTAGCGTCGATACGGTCTACTTTAGTTTCTACTGCCATCAGGCGATCATATATTTCCTTATGAGTGACTTCCTCATGTTGCTGCATTTACTTACCCCAGTTGTTCGTCAGTTGGTCGGGGCAGTGTTGGATGCTCCCACTTGGCAATATAATCGCCATGCCCATCGTTTTGCAAGCGGATGTCACCAAACGCAAAGTCGTACCCGTCCAGTTCAGGGTAAAGACCTAGGATTTTTTCGTAGAGTGTCATCATGCAGTCCTCACCAAAAGGCCTTCAAACACAGTGTTTGTGGTCAGACTACTCACTTGTGGCGTTGTGCCAGTGAGGTAGCCAGAAACTTCCAAGTAATCTGTTGACCCATTCATGTAAACAAGACCAGACCAGCTTGCTGCACAAGCACTGCCAGAACCAGTAATGACGCTACCGTATCTAAAATCAGCGCCATTTTTACGCAACAAAAGACCAAGCAAGGTGACCGTTGTTGCTGCACCAAACACAATTGAGATCAAGTAGTACCCCGCAACGTTCGGAGTAAATGTGCTCGTGCTTGCATCGTAGCAACTGGCAGAGTCATAGTTCTCTGTGCCAAAGTTAATCTTTGTCCACGTTGACGTGGTGATGGTCTGGTTGCTTGTTGGACGCGCACTAAAGATTGGGCCATTGACTGCCACTGTGCCAGTGACATCAGGCAACGTCAGGGTTCGGTTGGTGTTGGTCGCTGGTGGGACGATGGTGGCGATGCCAGTGCCGCTTTGCGACAGCATCTCAAGCTGACTTGCAGCGATTGTTCCGTTTGCCATTATTCTTGCTCCTTGGGGTAACGGGCCTTGATCTCAGCCACCTTGTCCAGCCACACCTGCTGCTCAACTTCACCGCGCTGGGCTTTGAAGAACAAGGGGTCGGCCTCTGCGATGTAGGCTGCATGGCGGTTGGCGTCAGCCTTCTCTGCGGCAATGGCAGCGGCCTTCACTGGGTCGATTGCAATGTTAAAACTCATTTGATTCACCTCCGATGCCGTCAGTCAGTTCTGCCTCGTCAACCGTCCATGCGTCACGCTGGCTGCGGTCTGAGGGGATGACTGATGCGTCCACGATCTTGAACGGCTTGCCAGCAGGAACGTCCTTGATGGCGATGGCTTGGATGCCATGTTGCTCAAGGGCTTCTTGAGTTGGAATGATGACAGCGACAACACCGTTGTCTTGGTTGTAGATGATGCGATT